ACCCTCTGAGGCTCCGGCTTTCTCTTTTTCATTGTATCTGAAAAGTCCGTCTGGCATATATGAACTACCGGGAACAGGGAGAGTTACCAAAGAAACCTCTTCCATGTCAGCAAAAAGAATGTCGTCAGTCGGGATTCTTTTGGAAACTATAATTTCCCATACACCAAAATCAGTTCTTAATACATCGATTGCAACCCCACCTGAATCAAGAGAAGCGGGCTGATAACCGAATATCTTGGAAAGATTCTGTTTCTGAAAGCCATTACAGAATATTACAGGATTTGCAAATTTTGCGCCCGCGGTCTGCATTTCAAGCATTAACTCATCGATCATTGCTTTTGTCAAATCACCGGTGGATCCGTCCACTGTCGCGGTTGAAACACTTTTCAATATTCCACCCATGAGAGCTGCTACTGATGCGGTTGTTGCGTTGGTTTTTGTTCCGTTAAGTGCGGAATACTCAAGAGTCCCGTATAGTTGCTGTTGTGCGAGGGTTAAATGATGAGGGAGTAAAGCACCTCTTCCGCTTTGGTTTGGTGATGCTGTATATCCAAGACCAGAAGAGCCAACCTCTGATATTACTAAACGATCCTGAGAAGATGCGGAAAGGTCAGATATGTTAACTGCTTGCTGTAAAATCTGGATGTAATTAGTCTCATTTGTCAGGTTGTAAGTAATAGCAGTTTGTCCAGCAACAGCCTCTGCCTCAGTGATTGCGGTCTGCGCGTCTGTTTCAAGCGCGTATTGTGCGGTCATTGCAAATTCTGTTGATTTTGAAGCCTTAACAGGTTTTGTAATCCGTGAAAGAAATGGGTACATAATAGGGCTGAATGTTATCAGCCTTGATCCAGGTAGATTGTCCTGGTTCCAATTTGTGCTATATCCAGTACTCGTGTCATTAGCCATTTTTAAGTCCTTTTAAGCCCCTTTAGGTGGAGATAGATAGCATTAGCCGTTTCCATATCCCCGCTCGCAGTTGCTTGTTTCATTTTTAGCTCTAACCCTTGAATTTCGGTTAAAACCTTTGTAGCCCCACCAACTGGCGGGTTTCCAGAAAGCTTTTTGTTCACGGTTTCGGTAGATTTTGTCTGCACTTCCTGCGCAACGAAGTCAGATAAATACTTCGCGTCAAGTTCGATCTCTGCCGCGGATTCCCCGAGTAGCCGTTCTGCAAGTTTATCAGTCAGCTTGTAATCTTTCTTTACTCGGTTGACGATTGCTTGGCGTTCGATAGCTTTCTCTTTTTCGGCAGTCTTAACATCCCTTTCATCAAGGGCTGCAAGTCTTGCCTCGTATTGCTCCTTCTCTGGTAGCTGTGCAAGTTCAGCATCCCGTTTCTCCTTTTCTAACTTACTATTACGTTTGTTAAGCCCATCAATTTGAGCCTTTAAAGGTGAAATGCTTGCCTCAATTGCAGTAGCAATTTTCTGTTCTGTTGTTTCCTGATCCGGCTGAACCGCCTGATCCTGATTTGTAGCGCCCTGAACCTGTTTGATAACCTGTTCCTGATCTGCCATTTTGTCCCCTTGCGGGATTATTCATAATAACCCCTAGTTTATTTATCTGTCAAGTGCTAGGCACTTTTAACCCATTTCCCGCGGTCTTGTCGCATACCGTTGTCTTTCATGTATTGGTCATAATTCTTATAATCGATTATATCTGATTTGCCTGTAACAGGATCTACCGCCCGCCTGATCGTTGGAGGGATTTCGTCTACTATGTCAATCACGCTGCATCGGCAATTTATATCTTGAGAAGGTGCGCCGAGATCCCCGGGGTATCTGCCTTTATATCCACCGACACTAAATAATCCGTCTTTGTTCTCTTTCTGTCCATCAGCCGATTGGTGATCTTCTCTGGTGTTCCCGTCAAGAGTAGCAACCCATTGCCTTTGTATCTTCACATCTTGATTTCTCATCTCTTCGGTGTTCCATGCTGCCCCCGCGTTCATATTCCGGTTGCCTTCTGTTCGAAGCACGCGCATAGTGTTAGAAGCTGAATTATTAAAGATCCCTTTGATGCGTATAGCCGTCTTTTTGTAGCCTTCGCCGTTTATGAGAGCTGACTTGATTTCTCGTTGAAGAGCTAACAGTTCCTTTTTCCGGTTAGATGATAAAAGTTCGTTAAGGAATACCCCACTATTAGGTAAGAGTTGTTTTATCTGTTCTTTCTTTAATAGTTGCTTTGCTTGATAGGATGCTTGTCTTGCTTGTATGCCTTCTTTACCGCCTGTTGTCCGTATCTTTTCCCATAACGATAAATCACCAAAAACGCTTGCTTGCATGGCTGCCGGACTGACCTGAGTAAATGCTACCCGTTCCCCGATGGTTGAAGTCGCGAGAGTGGTTGAATATTGCTGACGATAAAAGTTGTTCCCGAATGCTAATTGCTGAGTATTCTTCATATCAGAGCCGACTTGTACGGATGTCTTGATGTATAATCCTTGGATTTCTTTGTTTATTTTTGTGAGTCGTTGGTATTGATTTAATACCGTGTAATAATCAGCCGGGTTGACGTCAGTGAGATATTTACCATAATTCTTCTGGATAACTTCGAGTACTTTATCTCTGCCTGTCTTATATGCTGAGATCATAGAGATTGCTTGTCGAAACATTTCTTTTTCAGTGAGTTCATAGCCTGCTCGTTGGATCTCGGTAAATGTCATTTATTATACTACCGTCTTAAAACTGTTTCTATATACACCATTAATCTGCTCATAAAATCCATCTTTATCGGGTGCTGACATTTCTATATCGTAAGTACTTGGAGCTCCAACAGAGCAACCTATTGATGCGATACGACCAATTCTCCCGAAGTATTCAGAGCTTGGATCTATTATCTCAACTTGATGTTGTGACGTGTCCTCAATCATGTTTTTATTCTTTTTCTCATAATCCCAATTAGTAATAATGTCATGTATGTATTCTTCTTGTTTTGGTGTAACTTCTATTACAATTCTTCTAACTTCCTTCTGTTTCACTATCCCCTCCAATAGTATCAAGGTCTATCTCAGGCGTTTCCTCTTCAAGTCTGACTTTCTCCACTTCCCAATCCCCGCCTGTCTGGATAACTTTGGTTTGTGTTGAATACCAGTCAACATTTTTGAACGCTTCCATCTTACTCTCATAATCAGTCGGAACTGTCCTTTGATATTCTATCTTAACAGGAGATTGTTCGATGTTCTTAATAATCCCCAGTAAGTGAAGAATTAATCCAACTCGATCATAAGCCCCTTCTTTGTATATCTTCTCGATTCGCTGTGAATACATATCCATGTCAAAGAGTCTTATCTTTAAAGCTTTGGCTGACGCATCCCCCGAAGAGTTTTCAGCATTGTACCAATCTACTACGTGAGAATGTTTGTGGATCTCGTTGATTAATAGATTAGATAAATACTTTCTAAACTCAGGAGACATCTCTTTGGTGAGATATTCGGCACGTTCTTCTTTCGCCATATCATCTAGGACTTTCCATTCATCCATGTGTTTGATATCGTCGTCTTTTAAGAGCTTGCCAATTACCAGGAGTGCATCGACTAATCTGTCATTCTCGTTTGCATTTCCCGTTATTACCCAGTCCAAAGCTGCAATGTAGGGTATGACTACATGAAACGGTGACTGGTCGCTGATTAATTCAGCCTTGGATTCTACCGCAGGGCAGGAAGGGAAATATAATATTCTTTCCGGGGTTTTCTCAATTAGCTTATCGCCCTTTAATATGAAATACTCCCACAAGTCTTTAGAGATAACATCCACTAGGAACTCATCCTTAATCTTGCTTGCTCGTTTCCAAATTAGGGTTTCCATTACCGGTTGAATATCTTCGTTGTAAACAGGGATACATTGGAGAGGGTCGAGTGAAGTATATTTTATCTCTGGCGCTGAAAATGTGCCGTCAGCGGTCATTTCTCCGGTAGTGTATACAAGTTCATACGCTCGGTTATAAGTCAGCGCATAAGTAAGGTTCTTCATATCATTGACATCGGAATCATTCGCTTCTAATACATCGTTGAGTGAAGCCTCTGCTGTTTTATCGTCTGAGGTATAGACTACTCGTTGACCCATGTACCCGGCTTCTGAATCTATCACGGTGGAAAAGTAAGGAGTTGGGACAAACCAATTCGGGGTAATATTCCTTCTCGTTCTATCGACTACCCGTTTAATCAAGTCGGGATTATCACCCGCATAATACTTGTGATACTGAACCATTCTTTGATGAATACTTCCTGCCTCGTATTCTGCTATATATTTTACCATTTCTTCGTTTGTCATGCGTATCTCCTTATGTGTGCATATTGGCTCCCGATGTTCTTCTCTACAATTCCGGTTAACGTGTCCGGTGCATCGTCAAAATTATTGGCACTGAACATTCGTTTATATCTCAGTACATCGTTTGCAAATTCCGGCCACTTTAAAATCCAACCCTTTGGCATAATTACATTTTGTAACACAGAGGCCGAGTTCGTCAAGATACGAGATTCCTTATTCCCGCTTTGATGAAACCATTTGACCGTACACATTTGATTGGTTTGCTTCTTAACATTCCTGGCAAATCCACGACCACCGTTATTGCTTTCAATGTCTGATTCTCTTGTTCCATTCTTATCTAACATCTTTGCGGTTGCCGGTTCGGTAATTTCCATCGGTTCGTCGGTGTAATAAACATCAGTGATATAAATAAGATCATCAGACCCTCTGTCATAGCATACAGAACAAAGTTTATCTTTCCCTGTATCTGCGGTATCAGTATAATTTCCTATCTTGATAATCTTATCCGGTAATTCATCGTATTCTTTAAACCTTCGATATAATAATCCTGCTGCCGGTCTTGGATTGCCCTGATAAAGACTTTCGAATTTCTCAGGGTCTAATGCTTTCGCTTTTAGAAGGTTTTCTAAACTATGTCGTTCCGGCCATAACGGTTCACCCCGTTTCCTGGGGTCAATCTCTGTTGGTTCGCCGGTTTTTATCGCTTCAAAGTTTATTTTATACCATTTGCTTGGATCGGTATTTTCTAGTTGTGAGAATGAGGTCACTATTATTACTTCCTCGGTGCTTTCGATATGCCCGATTAAATCCCCTTCATCCCAACGAGTGAAAACTAACAATCTTTGTGAATCATTATGCAATCGAGTGTTGATTGATGTAGTATACCAATTTATAGCCGATTCTCTAATGACAGGACTATTGGCCTCTTCATAATCTTTATACACATCATCTAAAACCATAGTATCAATAGTTTCTCCGGTAATACCACCACCACGACCGACATTCCGAAAACTTCCGTCCTTCGCTATTATCTCAAATTCGTCAGCATTACAGGTATATTTATCTGTGTGTTTTCTGGACCCGATTTTGGTCTCAGGAAAAAGGTTTATATATTTCTGGTCATTAAGTATCTTTTGATTCGATCTATTAAACTTCCTGGAAAATGTTTGATTGTACGTCCCTAGTCCAATTCTTAGATCTGGATTTGCCCCTAGCATATACGTAGGAAGCCTTCTACTAGCTCCCTCAGATTTCCCGTGTTGGGGAGGCATAGAAACTATTAAATTTTTAATCAATCCCTTTGCGAACATATCGAGTATTTTATAATAAATAGTATGAAATGGTGCTGGCTCAAATTTTTCAAAAGTGTAATTTGTAAAGTCTAACACATTCCGACGGGACAAAATGCGTTTGGCTTCTTCTGCTCTAGCCATCTTCCGCAAGTCGTCTGAGTTCATCATCGGGTAATTTCTCCAAATCTGATTTGTTTTTTATTATTATTGTACTATCAATTTCGTGCTTATCTTTCCATCCTATTTGCTTTAGACTGAATATTGCCATAGTGGGGTTTATCACGTTAAAGGAAGCCAGTTTTTCAAGTTGTGCCTCTTTTTTCTGTATCAGCTTTTTTATAGCGTCGGATAACTCATCATGTTCATATAATGTTTGTCTTAGAATATCCATCCGTGTTGCGCACTCAGCAAGTATTGGGATGTCGGTTTCTTTGGTATATTTTTCTATTTGCTTCTTCATCTTTGCGAGTTTTTCTTCTGTGAAAATTAGAGGCGCCCCACCCGCGTGTTTACTCAATTATCCACTCCTTATGAAAGTCAAACAGCTCTTTATCATCGCAGATTGAATACTGTTCAATTTTTGGGTTCTCAGAATAATTTCCACTTCCAGAAATAACAATATGCTTGCTTCCAACCTTAATAAGCGTAACTTTTGCGTGAACTCTTTTTTTTAATAAATGAAAATTTTTATACTTCTTTTCAGCTTCCAGGAGAAACACTTCTTTCCCCTTCATTCTATACTTCAAGTTTTCGTTTACCAAAAGCGTCCAAACTTTAATATCTCCTGCTTCCATAAGGTTTGTAAATATTTCTATAGCTTTTTGATTAATCGCGTATGTTGCAATATAAAGATGTTCTATTTTGCCATGTTTGAGCGCCGATAACACCATAGTGTAAGGATTGATTATTTTTTGTGTAACAAGGTTGTAAATGTTGCCAATCTCTATATTTGGTATAATATTTTCAAACATGCTAACTCTCATGTTTTGCTGCATAAGTTTTCTTTGAATATGCACATCAGCTAACACCATTTAACAAACCCCACTAAAGACAGAGTTATTTTCCATTTACTCTATTATAGCATAATTATAGGCGTCAGTCTAGTTTTGACATTTTATCACTTTATTTGCAACCTTTCCCTTGACACATGCACCTTCTGGGTGTATAATTACTTAAGACTTAAGAGAGGGAGAAACAAAATGAAAAAAATAAATGGATCAGAAAAACAAATCGCATGGGCAGAAGAAATCAGAAATACATTTTTAAACGGAATAGTAAGACAAAATATTTGTATTGATGAAGGTGTAAACCAGATTATCAAATTTAAACAAGCACAAATTGATAGTGACAATAAAGAGTTGTCTACAGAATTAGATGAATCAGAAGTTACAGAAATCAGAGAAGAAATAGCAATCTATATAGCAGAATTAAACAACTTTGTTGCATTGAAAAACAAAATTGAAAATGAATCATCAGCAAAATGGTTTATTGATAACAGAATGAATAATCATACTTTGTTCTGTAAATATAACAAATAGGGAGTAAAGAATGAAAGCAATTATTAGCGGATTTCGGTATGACACAGAAAAGGCAGCATTAGTCGGGAACTATGACAATGGTTTATCATGCTCAGATTTTAGCAATTGGAATGCAGGATTATACATAACTCCACGGTCAAAGAACTATTTTCTCGCAGGTTCAGGCGGGGCAATGACAAGCTATTCAAGACCGGCTGGAAATATGACTTCCGGCGGATCGAAAATCACGCCACTTACAAAAGAAGATGCTTTCGAATGGGCTGAACGGTATTTGTCTGAATGTATTGTAGAAGAATATTTTCCTGATATGATACAGGATGCCTAGTAAATTACCTCCATTAATTTGGAGGTTTTCTTATTATTTCTCTATTCTACTGTGTACTTTTTTGTCATAACGCCTATATCTGAGCATATCGCTAGGTAATATATATACGATTAGTCAACTTTCTTCTTCAATAGGCGTTTAATAGTTCTGTACAGATCCCTTTTCTTCCATATCCGTTGTTCTGTGGGTAGCTTTCTATCTTGTATATAATCAGGCTTCTTTGTTATTAAAGTCAAGTTGCCTCCAATGCCGTGGACGGATCACACTGGCTTTGAGTTTTTTCCCGATCTCACGGATAAGGTTCATTATAGCATAGAATTATCCTTCTAGTCTAGTTTTGGGATAGGTAGCCAATGAG